GTATAATGTACCGTCAGCTTTAGTAAGATGCGAATTGTTTGAGGGCGGGATTTATGCGGATGAGGTTCTGTATGAAACAAAGTTAACGACTACTGATTTGATTGAAAGATTTAAAGGTTTAAATGTGAGTAGAACGATTGAGATTTTTTGCGCCTCAATTATTCCAAGCTCCACCGGACTTAAACCCAAAGGAACTGCGCCCATCTTATACCCGCTTACTGCAATCTTGTTTGAGTTATCCGGGCCGCCGTATTCCTTTCCCTGTAATGTTTTCTTTATCTGCTGCGCCTGTAAATTCCCCTCAGTTGCGCTGAATCTTGCATCATCCATGAATAAAACCGTCTTTGGCCCTCCGTTCTGAAAACTTGCTGATTGTGCCTTAATAGAACTGGTAAGCATATCCGTTAGACTCAATGCCGCTTTCATTGGTGCCATTCCGTATAAGTGCGCCCCGGCTGTATCATAGTTAGGATTTTGGTATTTGTCATGCATGACCTGTTCCTTTGGGATCGTTGCGTTTGGCCCGGAAAAATTCCAACTATTCAATTTAAATCCCAGCTCCTTTACCGGGAAAGCAAGCGAAGCAACAATAGTAACATCCTGCGAAGGAAGTAACCACAAAGACAAAGGTTTACTACCGTTTGCCCCTTCGCCAAGCGTTTCAGCCCAAATGTAACGGTCACCTGTAAGCATTTTAAACATTGAACTTTCTGCCACAAACTCCTGAAAAGAACAGTAATCATTAGGCCAGTCTAACAAGTCATTCAGGTAAGCATCGCCGATATATTCTGTCAATGCTTTTTTCCTTAAATAAACCGCTTCGCTGTAATCGCCGTCCAGTAAGTCCTTCCGGCTCATTATAGCCCGATATTTTTTCAAAGAACTTTCATCTTCAACTTCGTACACATCCCATGGAGTAACTTTAATCTTATCCAGAATCAAATTAACCGCCGAATAGATTATGTCGTTTACATTATACCCATTCGTGATATAGCTGCCTTTGTTATCAGGTGAACTAACTATCTGACCGTTCACTATCTCATATCTCGTTCCTGACTGGTAACCCAATCCTAAAAACTTCCTTGCCACCCACTGTTGTAGTTTGTTCATTAGTACGCTATTACTTCAAATCTTGGTTTAAAGAGCTTTGTAAATACGGCATACCGCAAAGCATCGCAAAGGTGATCGTTGAACTTTACCGGTTCATCCCTGTCTTTGTCCTTTACGGGTTTGCCGCTTACATCGGTTTTCCATTTATAGCTTTTAATTTCTTTCAGCATATTAAAACTATTCTTAGTGATAAACAAGGGCAGTGATTTTACTTTTCTTATCCCCTCCGTTACATCCTTATCAGCTTCTTTTGCATTGAACCCAGCCCGCCTCAATTCCTCAATAGTCTTTGGTTCTGCATTGTCGCAAAAAATCTCAATCGTTCTACTCACATTTAAACCTTTAAATCTTTCAATCAAATCAGTAGTCGTTAACTTTGTTTCATAAAGAACCTCATCCGCATAAATCCCGCCCTCAAACAATTCGCATCTTACTAAAGCTGACGGTACATTATACCCAAAGTCACAACCCATAAATAATTCACCCCGCATCGGTAACTCATCACATAACTTCCAATGAGTATAAACCGTATCTCTACTAATCCCTCTCTCGCCTAATCCATATACCCGCCAATGGTTTTCATCTGCTAATTCTAACCGTTCTATTTCTTCAATCAACTCTTTTTCTAAAAACGGATTGTCCTTGTAAGTTGTTACAAAGAAATCAGCATCTTCACGGGTTTGGAGTTTGTCATAAATCCAGTGAAACTCATCCGATGGGTTATAGTCCAGGATTATCTTATCTGTTGTCCTTACATTAAGCTGAAAGAAATCTTCATAGCTTAACTCATTGGCTTCATTGATAAAACAGATATTCCTTTTCCGGCCCCTGATCTTCTGGGGCTGGTCCACTGAAATAAACTCAATCAAATTTCCAAAGAGCAAATAGGTCATCTCTGACTTGTTGTGACAGTTTTCATCGTACCAACCTTCATCATTCAGTATCTTAAAAAAATCCCTGTAGGCCGATCCCTTTAAGGCCGGTAGCGTTTTCCTGACTATTGTAATAACGCTGCCACTATTCCGATTTAGCCAACAATACTCACAAAGAACTTGCAGAATCGAAAATGTTTTACCTGACCTGGTCCCACCCTGGTTTATTACGATCCGTTTCCGTGACCATTTGTTGTTATAATAGCTGGTAGGTTGTCGTTGCTGAACCATGCCGGTTTTTTATTTTCGGTTACTTCTGCCTGTATTTCTGTCCTCTCAATATACCCACGTTTCTTTGCCTTAGTTTTAAGATAAAAGATGATAGCCGTATCTGAGGGCTGCTGATCGTAAACAATCATTTCCCCGTCCTCGTCTATCTTGCCCAACTTTATCCCGTTTATCTTTTGGAATAATTTACCCTCGACAAAATCAATAGCCTGTTCCTGAGCTTCATCAACCGCCGCCTTAAACTTAACATCTTCGGTTAGCCATTGGTAAAAAGTTGAACGGGCCACCCCGGTTTTTTTACAGGCATCAGTAACAATTCCATGCGTTTCTTGCAGGGCTTCTATTACTGCTTTTTTATTATTGTCCGTTTTGTCCATATTTTTTACTCATATACCTTAAATAGCAAAGCCCCTACATAGTGCAGAGGCGTTATAGATTACCGTTCGGATCCCCGTTTGGTTTAATCAATTTCATTTGCCAATAAGGATATTAAGTCCTTATGGAATGTAAAGTTATAAGTTTTTTTAGATTATTGGCAAAATTTATTTTTCATACTTTGAAGGCTCAGGATAAATACCTTCAAATATTTCGCCCATTGCCGGACTTAACCCCTGTGGGCCGGTTGAAAAAAATAATTTACCCGCTATCTTTTTTTCAATTTCTGATTTTTCATAAGGCTGGAATATTTTACAGTCTTTCAGTTCAACCCCTTCGACCTTCGCTTCATGGCAATATAACGACTTTACAAGTAGGTTTTTGTTTTGCCAATCATATTTTTTCAGGCTCCTGAATATTTCTTTTTCGTAAATTATAGGGGTATGGATGTCAAAGTACTTAGCCGCCCCGGTGATCTGTAATCCGGTGTTGACAATATACTGTTTGTAACTGCCCTGATTCTTTTCTATTGCATCTTCCAAAGTTCCTTCGTGCCAGTACTTTAAATCTTTTACGTGAAGTTTTTTTGTAAGGAATATATCATCATGCCACTGGATCGCTGATTCGCCTACCTCTCTGAACTCAAAAGCCTTTAAAATCTTGTCATAGATATTCCGGGATAACTTTACCGCCTGCTCAGTGCAATGCCGGTTATTTACGTTCTGTACCCATCCTGGCATTTTGTCGCCAATAATAAATATTTCATTATACCCTGTAAGATACTTTTCGATTGACCGTAAAGCGTATTTAAGTTCAAAGCCGTTTAACGCCTCGGTTCTATATGGAATGATTATATTGATTTTAAATATTTTATTATCTGATCGTAATATTCCGGGAGTACATAATCTTCAACCTCTTTTGTAATTCCTTTTTTGTAAATGCAAAGATTTTGCCTGTACCAAAGACAAATATTTTTATTTTCCCTGATCGCTTTCACCTGATAACCGCCATAACCCCTTTCGTAAAACTTTTTAGCCCAATATGTTTGCCATTGTTCGTTTAAGTGATTGTTGCCGCCTTGTCCTGGAATAGCTGCGCTGAAAATAATTGTATCACCTAACTTACAAATATTGTCAATTAAAATATCTGCATACTTTTCTTCCAAGTGTTCTGCAACTTCGAGACAAAGAACTACATCAGCTTTGCGGGCAATCATTAAACCTGGTATTCTTAAATCCCATTCCTGATAATTCTTAACCCCGTTTAAAGTCAATAATTTTTCAACCGGGATATTGAAATCAATACCAACATAATTTGCTAACCCCACACCCCACTGACCTAATCCGCAACCGCAATCAATAATAAAACAATTGTTATCAATTCCTAATATCCTGAATACTTCATCCCGGCTTCTGACAGCATCTTCTGTGATTGTTTCGTAATACCCCGCCGTATAAGGTTCGTGCCAAGGCCATGAGTTAATATAATCCATTAGCTCATCTTTGTTCATTTCTCTTTGTTTATGTAACTGCGCCCGGTTCTTTTTAAAATGAGGATTAGTTATTGAGCTATCGGGGCCGCAGTAATGATTGAAGTGATATAGCTCACCATTTACCCTTTCGATTCTTACACCCAACTTAGTTGCCCGTTCTATTCTCTCTACATCTTCGGGTGCAAAGGAAATCATATATTCATTTTCCTGACCTATCTCAAAGAATGTTTGTTTGTTCCACATTACCGCCCCGCCGAATGATGGCTGACCTGGAGCATCGTTATTTGGGAAATTATATTTTGAAAACACTCCAACATCATACGAAGGGATTATTTCTTTCATTGTCTTTCGTGGGATACGAATAAAATTCCAACCGTAAGGGTAGCACATTTCTGCCCCTTTCCTTAATCTTTCGACACATTCAAAAATCTGCATCGGAGGACACCAAACATCGGCATCCCAATTAGCTATGATGGGAGTGTCTGAAATCTTCGCCATCTCATTCAACATCTTTGTCCGGTGAAAATCTTTGTAATCAAAATTTACATACTTGCAAAATTGTTCCATGTGCTGAAACTTGTTACCGCCCTGCTCCCCGATTATGATATTGGTGTCAAAATGTTTTTGCAATAAGCAAACAACTAATTCAATATTCTCCTGTCTGTCTTTGTGATCGTAAAAAACCGGGATAGTAAAAGTAACGTCCGTTAAATTTATTTTCTTCCCTTCGTGTTCAAACTTCGCCCACCTGTCAGAATAAAAATTAATATCCCCGAATTTTTCCAAAAGTTTGCCCGCAAATAAATGATTAGGTTGAATGATAATTGAATAATCTTTTTCGCCTATAAAAGCGGCCCACCAATGAAACGTGGAATTGGGAATAATAAAATGATCACACTGGCTCATTAAACATATGGCTTCAATGTCCTTTACTTCCGGGAAGTAAGCATTTTCCAAACATTGAAAATGGGTTTTGGAGTAAGGAATATCATCGGTAATAAAAATAAGATTGTAATTTCTCCACTCCGGGAAGTTCTCAAATAATGCTGTGATATAATACGCTATTGGTAACTGATAGTAAGGAAGCGTAAGATAATCGCTGCGCCTTACACCTATTGCTATTGTAGGCCGGCTAAACAACTGTAAATAATTTTCTTTTACCTGATCTTTAAACTCCTGCCTGAATTGAATGTTTTTTACCTGTTCATCAAAATATTTTTCGTTCTGAAAGTGGCCTGAAAAATCCAAATCCTTTGTAAAATCCAGATCGCTATAATCCGAATAACCGTACTGCCTTTCAGTTATTTTTTCGCCAGAGCATACCCCTTGCCTGGGAGGTTCAATAAAATAATCTTTGTACTCCCATTCCGGTAACCAGTATTCTACTTTGACCTTTCTGGCAAGTGAAGAAAGAAAGGCCCACTGGAATAACTGATTTCCTAAACGCCCATTCTTTCCAAAGTTTGACATTGTTACCATGTAAGTAATTTATTACCGGGTGAAGTTAAAGGGTATTCATCTTCGATTTTACAAGGGAAATTTATTTTATCGCTGGCCCCTGAGTGCGGGTTCCAGACTATTAATCCGTGATCGCATTTCTTTACTACGTTATCAATGTAATAATCTTTTAATTCATTATCGAACTCTCCCAAAGCATAAAGAGAAATTACATATTCAAAATCATGGAAAGTTGATAAATCAGTATTCAACCCCGTTAGTTCTGTAACCCGATCTAAATATTTTCTTTGAAATTCCTGAACTTCCTGGAGGTCGTAAATTTCATACTTGCCTTTATAACCCAATGCCCTGAGTACAGCATAGAACTGACCTACACCACCGCCGATCTCAACTATTGATGAAGGGTTTTGTTTTAAAACTTTTTCGCCGTAATACATTAACCTTAAAAGATGATACAAGAAAATCGTATGTGTTGTTTGGCCTATTTTTTCAATATCCAAACATAACCCTATGTTTTTTCTAAATATTTCCCTGCTTATCAAGCGACTAAAATCAACACTTATATCCAGGCTCAACATCCTTCTAACCATCGGATGTTCTTTAAAATTATCAACCGTTGATTGCTGTAATGCTTTTACCCATTCGCTATATTCGTTATCCAACCACTCTTTATGATTCATGGTATTGCTATTAATACTTTTTCTTTGTATTGAACGTCATGAAAAATCTGATCCGCTAATTCAAATTTATAGTTCTGGTTTACTGAGGATATTATTCTTCTGTACTCCCTTACAAAATCATCTTCGCCGTTCATGTCATCAATCAAAATAACATGATCGTTCCTGTGCGCTAAAATTACTGCCAACTCTTTTTTTATTATCACGTCCTGATGAACGGTTTTATCCCCTGACATTAATTCGTCATGCCCCGCCGTTCCTGGCCCTGATGGGTGTGCATCCAGAAAAAACACACAAGGGTAATTTATTTCTTCTAATAGTTTTGGTAAGACTTCGTAAGAAACCCCTTTAAACAATCTTACTCTTTGATCGTTCAAAAATCTTTTCAAACAAAAGGTGTAATGATTTTTATCCAGTTCTATTGAAAGAATTTTTGTAAACCCTGCGCTTAATGCCCGCTGCACACCTTCGCCACGGTGCGTTCCCGTTTCAATAAATTTATCTGAAAAATGTATAAACCTTTTTAAATCCATTTTATCCGCCGTTAACAATCTCTTTTGCTTTTGCTGCAACATCCTCCGCCGCTTGTACCACCTTTTGAATATCGTCTTTTAGCAACCTGCAAAGTTTTACCTTTTCTTCCAACTGCAATTTTAATGCTCCCGCAAAAATAGATTCTGCATTTTTCGGAATACGTTGTTTCTTTTCTGTCATAAGATTATTTTATTTTGTTTAAAAAATTTAATTAAAAGAGGCTACAGGTAAAAACCTCGGCCCCGTTAATGCCCAAACAACTGAATCTTCCAATCAACCATCACTTTTTTCTGGCCGTTTCCTTCACAGAGGTATCGGGGTTTTTCAATGCCTTTTCTTTTGTGATCAGTTTCCCGGTTATTGCTGACCGGTACATTACTTTTTTCTTTGCAGCTTTTTTAGCTGCTTTCTTTTTTACTGGTTTTTTCTTTACTGGCATAAATTTGAAATTTAATTGATTTAGTAAATGAACTTCAAAACGATGTTTCTTGAAATAGTTTACCAGGGAGGATCTAACGTCTTGTTCATCGAGAATGAATTTATAAGGGTTCGTTATTTTGACAGTTAGAAAATTCATTCTTTCTTTCATTCTGTTGAATAAATATTTTTCTTACCTTAATTATTTTCTCATGTCCGTTCCTGTTATATCAATCACGTTGAACATTTCTTTCATTCTACTCCGTACCCGGAACCCGTATTTTTCTTCAATCTCCGCAAAGGAATTGTTAGTTGATATTAGTAACTTACAATAACCCCGGCCCCGTAAATAAAGGTACATCACTTCAATAAAATCTTTGAACCAGTTTATCTTAGTACCGTAATAATTAACCGTTGCCTGTTCTGTTCCTACATCATCCAAATAAATAATTTTATTAGTAGGTAAATTACATTCACCGTTCTCTTTTACAATTGAGGATATTTCGATCATGGAAAAACATTTAACCGGATTCAATTCATTATCGGCTATGCAATTTACTAAATGTGTTTTTCCTAATCCTGATACCCC